CATATAATTTTTTAGTCATCTGATAGCTCGATATTTTTCATTGCTGTTTTGATTTCTTCTTCCATGAACGTTAGACCTTTAATCTGCCCAACTGCATATTTGTAATCATCAAACGAACCAATGTTACCTGTGCCTAAAGACACCTGTATGTCATCACGGCGTTGACGTAACTTTTTGTAGAGGTATTCAGCTAGATTTAGTGCGTCCATGCAATCTCCATACTAGGACATTATACAATCCATCGGAGAATACAAGTATTTATCCCAGAGTTTTAGAAAATACCCTGAAACTTTTGGGGTCTAGCGATTTTACTAAAGCGTTTTGTTATGCCGCCACTAGCTTTTGCTTGCGGTTTTCTTTTTGGCAGGGGCTTTCTTTTTAGAAGCCGCTTTCTTTTTGGGCTTTTCAACCCATGCTTCATTGATGTCAGTTTTTGGGTCATCTGCTATATAATGTCCTTGGTCATTACGGGCGCGAACCATTTCTGTAGCTACTTCTGGATTAGCCATTGCTTCTCTTCTAGCTACCTTCTTCTCTTTTTCAACTTGAGCCATTTTAGCCCTTACACTACTTGTCATTGTCTGACTCCTTTCATTTGCGCGTTGATAGCCGCAATATCCCTTTGTGTTTGAATACGATCTTCAGCGACTCGTGTTTTATCGGCTAAAGCGTCTTGCTGTAGGTTTAGCCTTTCTTGAGCCAAACTAGCGTCAGTCATTTCTTTCTCACGCTCTAGTTCTTGTTTGGCATCAAACTCTGTAGATTTACGTTCCAAATCTGCTGCTTTTAATTGTAGTTCCTGTTGCCTAATTGCAACAAGAGGATCGGTTCCCTCACCCACAGGCTCAACTGTTTGTGTAAATTCTTCAGTAAGTTCAGCAATAATCATGGCTGCTTGACGCTCAATCGCAGGCTGTAACATCTGCATAGCCTCTGGATTTTGTTGAACTTCTGGTCCCGCTTGTTCCATAACCATTTGCTGTGCTTGCTGTTCTGCCAACATACCAATGTGTTCTTGAATATGTCCTTGTAGCGTTGCCATAGCTTGTGGATTTGTTTGCACCACAGGCGTTGCCATAATCGCCAAGTGTGTTTCCATATGAGCTTTATGATCTTGCTGCGGAAACGCTTGAGGCATACCGCCAGTAATAGCAATCTTGTTTTCCATAGCAGCATTGATTGGCATTGGTTGTGGAGGCGGTGGCAGTATTGAGTCAATATTGTTTACGCCAAGTGCCTCGTACATCTTACGATATGCTTGATACAATCCTTGCGGCCCACCGTGAATCTGTGGGTTTGATTGCACTAACTGTAACTGTGTTTGTGCAAGAGCAATACGTTGTGCCATTGAAAAGATATTAGGATCACTAACAGGAAGCACATCAACTCTAGCATCAAAGTCTTGTGCAAATATCTCAGGGCCAAACTCTGTTGATGGCATATATGGGTACATCTGAATGGTTTCAGAGAAGACTTTTGACAGTAATTTAAACTCAATCTTTTGCGAATAATGCATGCGTTTATGGATCGCAGACATAACTTTTGTACCGCGTTCCATGATAGCCATTGTTGTTCCAACAGGCGTTTCACCGCCCATTTCGGCTATTTTCATGTCTGCCATAGCCGCAAAACGCCGCCCTGCGTCCACGAGAGTACCCAAAAGGTTATACAATGTGCCTGAAGGCTCTTTAAATGGCAAAGGCATCAAAGATGAACGTATATCAGAGCCTGCAACGTCTATATCTCTAAATTCTCCAGGCTGTAGAGGATTATCTTCCTCTCGAATCCTTGCGCCTCGTGCTTTGAACCCCGCAGGCAAGTTAGAAAGCGTACCTGCATCAATTAATTGACGTAAAATAGAGGTAGAAGCCTGCGCCAAGCCACCAATCATGTGCGTAAGGCCAAGACCATAGAAACCTAGCCCTGGAAGAAACTTATAATGCACAAAATAGTCCTTGCGCCGCATCATTGTGTCCATTTCTTCGTAATTTCTACGAATTGATAGGACTTCGCCTGTATCCTCCACGATTGTGACGATATATGGCAGTTTCAAGCCGCTAGGAGCGCCATCATTACCCATATCTTCAAAGCCTTTGAGGTCTAAATCGGTGTGAACCTCATATAATGTTAGTTCAACAGACGAATTACTAGGGTGAACACCCTGTATTTCGTTGATTGTCTCCTGAACCTCTGACATTTCCTCGCCACTTGATCCATTGTCGGGCAAATCAACCTCACGATAGAACCCTGCTAACTGAAGTTTCCTAACTTCATTAGAATCCATCTTAATTACATGCGTAATTCTAGGACATGTGGCTAAATCTGTAGCTCCATAAGGCACAACTAGGTCTTCAGCATGCACAAATTGGCTTACTGCACGGCCTTTTAGCGGATCAAAGTAAACTTTTTTGAATGTTGAGCCTACAATCGGAAGATAAAACAACATTTGATCCATTTCTGGGTCATATTCTTCCATCTCATAGGTAATCATGTAGTTCATGTAATCTTTTACACGTTCAGCTTGCTTTACAAGCTGTTCATTCTGACCTCCAACTACCTGTGTTCTAACAGGACCAGTGGCAGGTAACATCTCACGGTATGCTTGTGCTTGGAATTGTGTAACACTTTCAGCCAAAAGAGGATGAACAACGCCAGAGGAACCCTCAAAAGGCTCAACTCTTTCTTCGTTCTGCATTCCTAAGTAATCTAGGCCACGCTTGTATGTATCTTCCCAATCTTGTCTTGATGAGAAATCATCATCAATATTACCAATCAAATCATTTGATATTTGACCAAGATCTGAGTCTTCCATAACGTCTGCTAAATTGGAATCAAAAGCAACTTCAACCGTTGCTTCCATTTCTGTGTATTCTCCAACAATAGCAGAGCCATCATCAAAGTTAAAAACTCCAGGGTTTTCACCTAGCGCATCTCCAACCAACACTTCAGCTTGTTCAAGCATCTGTTGTTCTAAACCGCCGCCTGGACCTGCATCTTTTTCAATAGCCATTTTCTTTCCCTTTTAGGTGTTGGAGCGAAAGTCGCTCAACCATCATGGAGCAGTAACACTTTGGGAGCGCCTGCATCAATGGGCAGGGAGATGCCACATTCGATATCTTCCGCCCCAACCTCAATATTCTGTGACTCACAGCAATCAAAGAAAACCTGATTTACGCCAGATTTTAACTTTTCTATATCAACGCTGTAAGTCACATCGCTCATTATCTAACTCCAGAAAACTTAGTGCCACTCACCGCAGCGCCACCACCACGACATACTTGACCGCCGCCCATCATTTTTTTAACTTTACCGCCCTTTTCGTATTTACTAGCAAGGTCAGGACTTATTTTTTCCTGTACCTTTTCAGGTAATTTAGAAAACCCTTTATATTTGTTTGGAACTTTTCCACCGTTTTCCATTTCTTCTGGCCTCTTTTTTGGTTTCATTACTTTCTTTGGCCTCATTTTTGGCCTTGGAATAGGATCTGTTGTCATAGCATCTGCTAATGCATCTTCTATTCTTTTTTTCTGTGCTTCAGGCGCAGCCAAAAATCCCGCAGCTTCTAGCAAGTCATCTGATCTACTCATAGTCTTACGAGCTACGTTTCTACCTTTTTTAGCCATTAGTAATATTCCTTTCGTCTGCGAGAGTACATTAAGTCTTCTTCTTCATAATCACTTGGGGTCGTAATAAAACCACCCTGTCTAAAACGTAGTATAGCCTGAGTCATCGAATCCGCCAAGTCATCATGTTCACCATTTGGAAATGAAGCGCATTCCTCAATAACCTCATCGGCAAAATTAGTCTCTGGTGCCCAAACCATACCGCTTTCAAACACAGGAGCGCAAGCATGCATTCTTGTAAACTTATCTGCACCACGCCCAGGTGTGAAAGGAGTCACAGGTATACCCATCCTTCGTAGTTCTTGCGTCAACGGCATGCCAGAACCCTTTTGTTCTATCAAAATCATATCAGGATCAAACTCCTGAAATAAATCATTTGCCGCTTCCTTTAACTCAGGAAACTCCCATCTACCGCGCACAGCGTCAAGTAAAATAATATGATCCTCGCCTGTATCCTCGTGATGAAACACACCCCAAGTTGTAATCGCAGAGTAGTCTGCCCTATCGCTTTTGCTAAACGCC